CCTTGCATCGGTGCCGAAGATATCCATGCACAGCTTCTGAAGTTTGATCAGTGTCTCAATCAGCACGTCATCCTCGGAAAAAATCAACTCGCAGATACTGTTTCATTTCTTCCAAAGTTACGAACATTCCTCGCACCTCCCTTCACAGAATAGGGTGAAGATTTCTCCCCACCCGTTTTCTTACTCACCTTTCAGTTTCAGGATCTTCACCGCTTCCGGAAGAATCAGCTTGCCATCCACACGTTCCTTCGCAACATAACCGATCATACCGTTTCCGGCGAACAGTTCATTGAGCTGCTTGAAGGAACGGCTGCCACGGTCACCGATGTTGTAGTAGCTGTAATCACCAAAGGCAATCGCATCGGTCGGAGCGTAAGCAGAAGTGTGTACGGAATAACCAAGTACTCTGTCCGGCTCTCCTGCCTGATAGGAAGGCTGCCAGATATAGGCACCGTTGTTATCCTTTAGCTTACGAAGAGAGGCAAGGGTTGCATCGTTCATGATGAAGGATGCCTTCTTACGGTACGGACGTTTCAGACCATAGACCAGATCAAGCATGTCATCAGACTTGATGGCTGCGGTCAGTGTACTGAGCACCTGTCCGCCCTTTGCTGCATCAAAAAGTCCGGTAGGCTTGCCTACACCGTCACCGTTAAGGAACGCATCCTCCTCGGCATTGGCCAGTGCCTTGCCGAACTGAGTGATGATATAACTCTCCAGATTGAAAGCATTATCGTAGAGCAGTTCCTCCGTGATCTTAATTGCCACATGAAGCTTGAAGGCATCCATGTAGATCTGATCAAAGGTTGCGTCACCGAAAGTCAGCGCACCGCCTTCCTCGATCCATGCAGCGGCAGGCTTGGTGGCTGCGATATTGATCTTATGCTGACCGGAAGTGGTGATCTTCGTACCAAGACCACGCATGATGTTCTCTTCATCCAGCACATCGATAAGTCTGCGGTCATACTCCTCCGGTACAAGGTAACCACCGTCAGAGTCCACGCCTTCCTGCAGAACATTGGAGATCTGACGGAAGTTAGAACGCATAGCAGTCAGCATTGCCTGTCTGTATGCATCGGAGGCACGGCCTTTCTTCTCCTCCGGCATATTTCCTGCATAAGGCTTTCCGGTAATCGGAGAATTCACAGGCTTGGCAAGTTCCGCCTCTCTCGCGTCTGCTCTCTGCTGACGGGAAATGGCATCGGACAGCTGATCAAATTCCGCTTCCATGTTGGTATAAGTCTGTGTATCTTCAGCAGACAGCTTGCCGTTCTGATCCTCGTGAGTGTCCACAAAGTTTCTCATCTGACCTACCAGGTCAGCACGTCTTTTCATCAGTTCATTGATATTCATAATCGAAATCCTCCTCAAATTAACTTTTTCATGACATCAAGGCGATTGCGCAGTTCCTTTGCGCATACGCCAGCTTCTTCCGGTGCAGGGATTCTTGCCTGCTGTTCCGGTGTTTTCTTCTTTGATTTGAACTTTGCGATGATCTTATTCATCAGAGCATTGTTTACGGCTGTCTGTGAAAAAAGAACATCCCTCACTGCCACATCGGGTGCTGCAGCATCGCTTACTGCTCTTTCGATCACTCCATCCGCAAAGCCGAGTTCCACAGCCTTTCCGGCATTCATCCAAGTGACCGCATCCATCAGATGGGAAAGCTTGGCTCTTGACTGCCCTGTCTTTCTCACATAAGCGTTGATAATGGACTCTTTTACTTCAGAGAGCATATCAATCGCTTTCTGCATATCGGTGTGGTCACCGAATGCACCTGTTGCCGGATTATGGATCATCATCATCGAAACCGGAGACATGAGAACTTCATCTCCTGCCATCGCAATGACGGATGCTGCCGATGCTGCGATGCCGTCAATCTTCACCGTGATATGTCCCGGATAATCCGAGAGCATGTTGAAAATCTGTGCCGCAGCGATGCAGTCACCACCAGGCGAGTTGATCCAGAGCGTAATATCACCGCTTCCTGCATTTAATTCGTCTTTAAACAGCTGTGGTGTCACATCATCATCAAACCAACTTTCCTCTGCGATGGTTCCGTTTAACGTCAGAATCCTCTGGCTCGGCTGACTCTCCATCTCCGCCTGATTCTTCCAGTTCCAGAACTTCTTCATCGGAATCTTCCTCCTTTCCGCTGTCTGCAAATAATCCCGCATCCTGAAGCTTGGTCATGTTGCCGTTGATGAGATATAAATCTCCGCCCAGTTCTTCCGGGATACGGTCTAGGTTTTCAAGTTCCCGGATATCATTAGCCGACATCCATCCGTTCTGCCTTGCTGTGGCATATCCGTTCATGCGACTCTGATAATCCCCTCGGAGCAATCCGTCCACGTTGAACTTGATAAAGTAGGTGGATTTTTCTTCCGGGGTCATGAGGGAACGAACAAGGTTCTGCTCCCAGCGTGATACCCACGGATCGAGCGTGTATTTCACAAACTCTAAGGACTGCTGCTCAATATTAGAAAAGCTCGACTTCTCCAAATCTCCCACCATATGTGGAGGGACTCGGAAAATTCGAGCAATCTCATTGATCTGAAATTTTCTGGTTTCGAGGAACTGTGCCTCGTTGGGACTGATGGAGATAGGCGTATATTTCATGCCCTCCTCTAAAACAGCTACCTTATTCGCATTGGCACTGCCACCGAAGGTCTGTGTCCAGGACTCTCGCACCTTGGACGGATCTTTAATCGTTCCCGGATGTTCCAGAACACCACTCGGTGCAGCTCCATTGGCATAGAACTTACTGCCATACTCCTCGGCTGCAATCGCAAGACCGATGGAGTTCTTCGCCATCGCAATCGGTGAATAGCCAACCAGTCCGTCAAATCCAAGTCCCGGAATGTGCAGGACATCGGATGGCTTCAGCTTTACGGTACTGCCTTTCATCGTCTTGGCATCATCGGATGAAGTGTTGTATTCATAATAAAGCTGTCCTTTATCATCTCGGTCTACTGTCATTCGATCCGGCATCAGCGGATACAGGGCAATGACCTCACCTTTTCCATTTCGAATGATCTGTGCATAGGCATTACCGAAAAGCGTCAGATGTGTCATCAGCGTTTCCCGGAATGCAAAGGATGTCATCTCCGGATTCGGCTCATCATGGAGCAGATAATACAGCGGATGATCCAGTGCTTTCTCTTTGCCACCGTTTTCGTTATAACGGTACACATGTACCGGAAGGCTTGCGATTGCCTCCGATAAGATACGAACACAGGAATACACCGCCGTCATCTGCATCGCTGTTCGCTCATTTACCCTTTTACCAGAACTGCTCTGCCCTAGGAAAAAGCTGTAGGCACTGCCGGCCGTTCTATTCGTGGGAGCATCTCTGCTCCGAAAGATACCACTCAAGATTCCCATATCGGATCACCATCCTTTCTGCTAAAATACGATGAGTCCACGACTGTCGTAGACGCTCTCGCTTGTATCGTTGCCGCATCGAATAGCTCGATCCAGTGCCATAATGCAGGCAATCGCTCCGTCAATCTTCTCCGTACTCTTTGCCTTATCTGCCTTGATATTTCCGGCAGGATCTGTACGGATGAAGATGTTGTCCATGTTCCAACGAAGTACAGGATGACCGCCATGTGCGATTTTCTTCTCCAGCGTCAGTTTCATGAGTTCCTTGGTCGGAGGAGACATGGATGCAAAACCCTGTCCCATAGGCACAACGGTAAATCCCATGCCCTCCAGATTCTGCACCATCTGCACTGCTCCCCATCGGTCGAAGGCTATCTCACGAATGTTATAGATTTCACCGAGCTGCTCGATGAATTTTTCGATAAAACCGTAATGTACCACGTTGCCCTCTGTGGTCTGGATAAATCCTTGTCTCTCCCATGTATCATAGGGAACATGATCTCTACTCACTCGAAGATCCAATGTTTCTTCCGGCAGCCAGAAATACGGAAGCACGTAGTATGGCTCTTCCTCATCTTCCGGCGGAAATACCAAGCAGAAGGAAGTAAGATCGGTGGTACTGGAAAGGTCAAGACCGCCATAGCAGACACGACCTTCCAAGTCCTCTGGTCGTACCGGAAAGGCACAGGCATCCCACTTGTCCATCGGCATCCAACGGATGGACTGTTTCACCCATTGGTTCAAACGGAGTTGTCGGAAAGAGTTCTCTTCTCCCGGATTCTGCTTTGCCGACTCACAGGCCGCCTTTACCTTATCGATTCCAATCGTCTCACCAATGGACGGATTCGCTTTCTTCCACACTTTCGGATCAGTCCAGTCCTCCTCTGTGCCAACACCATAAATGACCGGATAGAAGGTCGGATCGTTCTTTCTGCCGGACATGATATCCAGTGCTTTCTGATGCACTTCATAGCAGATGCTCTCGGTATTGTTTCCGGCTGTGGTAATGAGAAAATACAATGGCTGCATCCTCGCATCACCGGAACCCTGCACCATAACATCATAGAGTTTCCGGTTTGGCTGAGTGTGCAGCTCATCAAAAATTACCCCGTGGGTATTGAATCCGTGCTTGTTGGCCACATCCGCTGAGAGCACTTGGTAAGTAGAGTTGGTCGGAAGGTAGATCAGCTTCTTGGCTGACTCCAGAATCTTGACTCTCTTCTCCAATGCTGGACAAAACCGCACCATATCGGCTGCCACATCGTAGACGATTTTTGCCTGATTTCGGTCAGCAGCACATCCGTAGATTTCTGCTCTTTGCTCTCCATCTCCGCAGAGGAGAAGAAGAGCCACGGCAGCTGCCAGTTCTGATTTCCCGTTCTTCTTTGGGATCTCGATGTAGGCGGTATTGAACTGACGGTATCCGTTTGGCTTCAGTGTTCCGAAAACATCCCGGATGATCTGCTCCTGCCAGTCGAGAAGCTGGAACTTCTTCCCTGCCCATGTGCCCTTCGTATGGCAAAGCTCCTCGATGAAGGCTACCGCAAAATCGGCGCTCTCCTTATCGTAATGGGAGCCCTTTGCCATATATTTCGTTGGCTTGTATTTCTTCAGTTTTTTCAAAGGCTCACCTCCAAAATCGCAATAAAATAAGCCGTCACCGAATTGGTGCGACTTCGTCATAATTTTCGTGTAACGAGGAACAGCCCTTTTAAGGGACCGTCCTGCCTGAGTTTTTTCTCAGGAGGTTAGTTGTGGTCGTTTAAGAGAATGCAAAGGGCGATTTCTGCCTCCTCGCAGGTTGGGCGGATGTCCCAGCCCCTGTCATAGTTGGCGATCCATTCGCCATCCATCTTGAGGCTCAGCTTGCTGATCTTCCCGCCGTTAATGCCGTAGTCTTCGCTCGGCTCTTCGTAGGCTTTCACCCAATACTGTACCTTTTTGTATTCTCCGTCCTTTTTCGGAACTCCGATGATTCCCTGTTTCCATCCGTTTGCCATTGTGTTTTCCTCCTTGTGTGGTTTGTTTTCCCTTCGGTAGGTACATATTCGCTCTGATACCGATATATATCAAGTCAATTCAGAGCCATAAACTACACAAATATTGGAGAAAAAATGTGTGTATATTTGAGTCGGAAGTACGAGGAAAACAGGCCGTTTGGCCTGCTTCCTTCTGGTGGGAAGGTTTGCTTATTTTACGATCATCCGGATCGCCGGAATGATGTCGTTTGTCTGTGTCTGCCAATTCAGGTATCTGGCTTTTACTGTTGTCATCCCTGCCATCGTAATCCCCAGCTTGTCAAATCCGGCTAAGGTTTCCATCAGGCTTGTGGCTGCGCAGGAAATGGTGAACGCCTTGATGCCTTCTTCCTTTAAGATCTGAGCGATTGGCTCGATGTCGTATTCCCAAATGATCTCCGGGAAGTCCAACAGCTCGTTGCCTGTTTCCTTTTGGATTTTGTAAGCCCAGAACATGGTGTAGTTGGTTTCGTCCTTGCCGACCTTTTCGCCTGCGGCTGTTCTTGCGATGATGTCCTCGAATCTCTTGATTTCCTTCATTGTGTGTTCCTCCTTGTGTGGTTGTTTTTCCTTTCGGTAGTACTATATATGCCGCTAAAAGCACATAATAGCAAGTCATTTCCACAACATATAGTACACAAAGAAGTAATAGGTACATTGTGTAATTATTCGGAAATCTTCACCGCATAATCTTCTCCGTAGACCACGTTCAATCCGCTGCCGTTATCCCACGCAACGATCAAACTTGCACAATCATCCACTGCAATGACAGTTCCCTTGGTTCCAATCGGAGGTGCTTGTACATCATTCATCTTGCGAAGTTCTACTCGGCATCCGGCAGGGTACTCTCTCCGTACCCTGTCCACAATCTCTTTACTCGGAAATCTCATCATGCTTCCTCCTCCATCACGTCGCAAAATTCACTGCCGTATTCTTCTGCAATTCGGTCGGCAATGATCTGTGCCTCCAAGTCATCCTTTGCCTTGAAGGTCTTAAAATTGTCATCGTCCAGTTCCACACGGTAAGTCTTCTTTGCTCCGGCTTTGAAAGCGGATGAGCCGTTTAAGTTCTTCAGAAGGATCTTTCTGTCCTGCTTGTACGCTTCTCCGATAAAGCCAAGTCTTAAAAGGAAACACCGGAATGCGTATTTTTCATTTTCCGCTTTCTTCTCGGTGGCATTGATTCTCTTCTGCTCCAGGCTCATCCGGCAAAGGGCTGCGATGAAATTCTGGTAGGCTTTGATTTCTTCTGCATCCGGCAGCTGTGAAAACCAAGGGAAGGAAACCTTTTCCTCATCCAGTTCAATGCGGATGTCCTCGATTCCTAAAGCCTTCTTAATCAAGTAGCCTTTCGCTTCCAGAAGGTTGGTGAGATTTCCGACCTTGACCTTATCGAGCGGAATCGCCACCGTAAGTGCCACGTCTTCGCTCTCAGCCGTTTCCTCCGGCTCTTCGTTTTCTTCTTCGGCCGTTTCCATGTTCTCCGGCACAAAGCCTCTGTCGGCAAGCTGTCGGAGCAATTCAGTCGTATCCTTTGGAAAAATAAAATCCGGAATCTCGACTACACCTTCCTTGTCGACAATGATATCTCCGATCTGGTAATTGCAAGTCGGAACTTTGAGGTATTTCGCCTCTGTTCCGGTGATCTCTGCAATGGCTGCAACCAGCGGTTTTCTCTCTGTGCCTGTTCTGTGAAATTCGTATCTCATAATAAGTACCATCCTTTCTTCGTGGTACTGCATTAATCACTCTGTCTGCAGATAATAGCAACTTGTATCTGTGATATTCTCTGCAGAATAATCGGCTCAAATCTGAGCCGATCTCTGTGAGAAGTACACAATGCCGGAGAGAACAAATACCACGTTGGGAAGAGCCACGCCGTTGCCCCACATCTTATATTCTGCGGAGTCGGAATGGGGATTTTTCAGCCATTTGATGATCTGTTTCTCTGTCTTTGCCTTGCCCGACGGATTGTTGATTCTTCGATGTGTCTCGAATACTTCGCCCCACCATGCAATCTCCTCTGCAGACGGTTCTTCTGTTCCAAGGTCAGCACACCACCAATCCGGAAATCCCTGCAGTCTTGCGCATTCGGTCGGAGTCAGTCTGCGTACGATATACTCTGTCTCGTCTTCATCATTTACGATTGGAGGATCTTTGTAATCTGTAGCAACCAGTGTATTTGCCAGTTCTTCCTCCGCATAGGTAAAGAATGAGGCTTTACTGGAAGAATAATGTGTTTCTTCGCTCTTACCTTTCTCGCAAACAAAATTTGACTCTGGATTCTTCAGCTGCTGACTGGATGGCCCTTTCGGTCCGTCATTTGCTGAGAGAGTCGCAGCTTTTTCACAGAAGGCTACCGCATGTCTGTCTGCTGTATTCAAAGTAAACGAGACATCCTCTCCGATACCGCTGCCCTGCGGACCATTCTTATCAGACCTTCCGATCATCGATCCCTGCACAGCCACCACAGCAATCCCTCCTTGATTGCAGTTGGGATTGCCGCCATTGGCATCCAAACAACGGGAAGTGTCCGCTTCGTAAAATCCGCTGTGCGGATTATCCGACTGCATCGAGTGGCTTGCCTTGGCGCAGATGCCGTAAGCCTTCGGAACAAACAAGGTCTGATCGTTATGCGTTCCGAGGGTAGCGGACAAGTCTTCCTGCACCAGAGCCCCCTTTCCACCGCCTTCACATCCGCTACGGATTTTCAGTGTCTTTGGTCTCTGCATAATCAGCGGAACGTTCCCTCCGCCGGTTCCCATCCGCTCTGTCAGCGTCTGTACCACACCATCCTCTGCAATACGAATCCTGCTGTCAGTCGGATGATTTTCCACCGGAACAATTGGAGGATGATGGCTTTCTGCACGCAAGGTGCAAGTGACATCCTCTGTCACATCCATGCGCTCTCCGCCCTGATCATTCAGGCAGAGACAGCCTGTTTTTCCAGAGCCTTTCGGAGAATTTCCGGCAGCTGTTTGCCACGAGCGGAAGCCCTGCGGAGAATACCCTGACAGGCCTTCTGACTCAAATAGTATTTTTCCGGCACTCCTGTCTGCAAAATCTGCGACAAGGTAGATACGTTTTCTTCGTTGGGGTACTCCCCAAAACTGCGCATCGAAGAGTCTCCAGACAACTGAGAAATCTTCTCCCAGAATCTCTCCTGCGTTTGACCATTTCCCGGATGCAGGAACTGAAAAGTCTGGATCTTTGACTTTGCAAATTTCTTCGAGGACGCATCGGAAATCTTCTCCTTTGTTGGAGGAGAATGCTCCGGGCACGTTTTCCCAAACGATAAATCTTGGATATTGTCCATTGCTTGCACACCTCATTTCTTTCACGATTCGGACAGCCTCATAAAACAGGGAAGAACGGCTGCCGTCCAGACCGCTTCTCTTTCCGGCAATGCTCATATCCTGACAGGGACTTCCAAATGTGATGATATCAACCGGAGGAAGGTCTGCGCCATTTAGCACTGACACATCTCCGTAAT